CTACTTAACTTAAATTAATCCTCTTTAGCCTTCATTAACGATAAAGTTGATTCTTCTAACTTATTTTCCGCTTGATCCTTTATAAGATTACCCATCATATCATTCATTACATGGTCATATTTCATAATATCAGAGATGGTTCGATCAAACATATCTTTTTTACTTCTACGATTTTTTGCTTTCTTACGAATAAAATCAAGCGTCTTTTTCATCTCTTCGTTTTCTGGATCATTAAGTTTATCTTCTAATTGCTCCGACTCACCATCTTCATTAAAAGCATAATTCTTAGGATAGCCAGGCAACTCTCTTGTACCAATAGGATCATAAGGCATGGCATCTTGAGTGTATTGTCTTGTGGTATTTTCTTCTGCTGAATCATCACCACCTGTTTCATCTTCTTCACCAGCACCTTCTTCACCTCCACCCATCGGCGGTGCGCCACCACCGGCCATTGGATCAGGTTGTTCACCCATCTTTAACTGCTCAATAATATAAGCTTCATGCGCTTCCTTCTCAATCTGTAAATTAATATCTACAATTTCAGAAGCCGAGAGTTTTAACACTTCTTTTTGGATATAATCTAATGACAACAATGGAGAGTCTGCCATGTTGCTCGCTGTATCAAAACGACTACCCATCAATTCAAGGTGCATCATTTCCGTAACCGTAGAAGGATTAGTTAATCTTAAATCAAAGTTGTAAATGGAAGATTCATCATACCCACGCAAATAAAGGTGGACAAGTGATATCTTCGCCAATTCACTGACAACAATCTTTTGAATGCGTTGAATAGTTCTCGCAAATTTAATATCCTCCTGTGCTAGTGTTGACTTACCCGATAAATCTTCTTCAGCAGTAAGATACGACTTAGGTACCCCCAACGAAATAAACAATTTATTTTGTAAGTATTCTATATCTTCAATCGCTGCAGCATTTTCACCACCAGGCAATGTCTCAATTCTACTACCTCTATCACCACGAACCGGAATGAAGAAATCTTCAAGAATAGATTCGGGGTTATACCTCATATCAAGATTACCATTAGATTCTTGTGTAACCGCAATTCTCTTTAGCTTGTCTCTTGCATTCTGCATGTAAGAGTCTACATCTCTGGGAGGAATGTTTCCAACATCAACATAAAACACTCTGCGCTCAGGCGCTCTACTAATACGATAAATCAACATCGCATCTTCTGCCATTAACAATTGTTTCCAAACCTTACGAGAAGAATCTAACACCGACCTACCATAAGGTAAAAATCTATCGTCACCTAAAATACGCAAGTGAGAAACTTGATAGTTTTCAAACACTGTATTACCTTGAGCAGTCCACTTAAACCTTAAACTATTAGGATCGTTGTTGTATCCTTCTTCCCTTTCAATCTCACCCACCGGCATTGCAATTGCACCTAACACACCCTCCTTATCAACAATATCTAGTAGATTAAACATATCACCATATTTGCACATATTTCTAATCCATGTCCAAAGGTGAAAATCTAAATCTAATCTTTGATACAGCAACTCTTCTAACTCATGTATGATTTTATCATCATCTGAAACAATTTGTATTATCTTCCCATCTTCAGCATACGTCATAGAGTCATCAGCATAAATGTCTAAGGCTCTTGTAATCTCTGGGTAGTGATCCATCTCTTCATAATCTTTTACCCTCTCTAGTCTCTCTACTCCACCAACCAAAGATTGCTGATATAAAGCAGATGATGCTCTTTGGAAAGTATCAAAGGCTTGTTTTTGCGCTCTGATTCCGGGGCGCTCCGTAGGCACCTTATAAGAAGCCGAGCCACCTTTTAGTATTTTCTTTAGTATATCAAATCTATCTGCCATCTTACCTTCCTTTATTTAACCGTGGTTGCATAAAACATAACTATTGCTATAATTACCGGAATCAATCCACCAATTCCGCCCCATACACCAGCCTTAACTTTTAATGTAGCTATATCAACTTGTATTTGTGTAAGCTTATTTTCAATACCATTAAACTTATCATCATGGTCATCAAGCTTATCTATCACCATTTTTTCGTACTTACTCCACCCATTATTTTCAGCCATTAACTCATCATCCATCGTAAATCTTCTCGTTGGCCATTGCCAGTGTCAAAGGTAAAGTGTTCTTCCATTTTTTCCTTATCATTTTTATAGATACCAAACTGATAAGGTGTAGATTGAAAGTTAAGGCCATTTAATAGTTGCTTCGTCATATCTTCATCATGGTTATTAAATTTAAGAGTAGTTGACCTTACATACATTCCAATAGATAAAGACATTACAAGATCATCGTTGTAACTTGACATTGCCTCGGGTTTGCCATTATTAAATATAAAGGTTTCCAACTCATTCTGCGTTCTTTTTGAATGTAAAATAAAATCATGGGTTCTTAAATCTTCTTCCATACGAGCCACACAAGCTGGTCTACTTTTCATACTCATCGTAAAACCAGGTACTGCATTCTTTGGTACATTGTAAGGATCGTAATGTAATTGATTAGAATTACCTTCATGTATTCTAGTTAAATCTTTTATAGTCCAATACATATTTTTATATTCCATCTCTATGATTTTCATAACCACATGATGGCCCATAGAAGCATTTTCAACCACTATGTATGCATTATTATATTGAACGGCTGTATTATGAACAAGATGAGCGTAAACATCAGTATTAAGTTTACCCTTATACTCTGCAACCTGCTCATAGTTTTCCACATCAATAACATGAAATGCAGAAAAATCATCACCATCACCTCTTGCAACATCAGCAGAGAGTATGTATTGTTTATCATAGTCGGGATATTTCCATATCCAAAGATTTTTATCTACCCAAGTTTTTTCTTCTGGTTCTCTCATAAATGGTCGAAAACCATTATCTGCTTCTTCTTCATCATTAGGATGTTCTTCGTACCAACTTAAGGCTTTTAAACTAACTACATTATTACCCGATTGAAGAAAGTCACAATCATGTTCTTGTGCAAAAGCTTGATCACCTATTTTCTTTCTTTCATTTCTACCCCACTCTTCATCTCTATCGGGATGAAAATGCCATGGCAAATTGATAGGAGTAAAGGAAATATTTTTATCACCTACTCTTTCACTAACGCCAGCTTGAGCCTCTATATAACTTTTATGAAACCAATTACCAATACCATTTGGTGAAGACAACACCACACAATCACCACCTGTTGCTAATGTAGGTTGAGCAGCAGTCCAAATACCATCCATCGCCTTAATAAAAGCTGCCTCATCAATAATCAACAAACTTAATGCTTCTGAACGAGCAGCATCTTGAGCGTTAGAACCAGTTGCGCCTGCTTTTATTTTGGAACCGTTTGCTAACTCCATACTTTGACGATTGTCGATAGTTACTTCAGATTTTAACCAGAGAGGTATTTCATCTAAAAAAACCCTTACCTTATCCACTAAGTTAGTAGCTGTGTCTCTTTTAGTAGCAAGAATAAAAATTTCCTTGTTCTTAAAAAAATTAGCCATCCAACCTGCATAAGCAGCACACAGAGTAGAAATACCTAATTGTCTTGCCTTTAAAATAATATTGTATGAGTTATCAAGAAAACTTTGTAAAGTCTCTTCTTGGAAGTCCCAAAGCTCAAATGTCAAAAGACCCTTAGTGGGGTGGCGTATTTTACCATACTTCTTGATGAAGTAAATCGGATCTTTTCTACATCTTACGTATTCTTCTGCTTGTTCTTTATCCATTCTTACTTCTCATGGTTGATGCCTAAATAAGCCCGGTAAAATACCCATCGTATAATCTTGTTTCTGCCACCATCCGTTTGCCTCTACCTGTTCTTCAAAATCAGGGCTTCTTGCATTAGGTGGGGCAATCATTTCTTTAAACCCTACTTTAGCTGCTAAATCTAAAAACCATTCTTTGCTGCACAGAAAAGGGTTATTACTCCAATTTGCATATTGACATGACATACGCCATAAAACAGTTTCACCTTCTTCATCTATCTTTTCACAAATATCAGAATTATTATAACCAAATTTATCTTCTACTGCAAAACCTATCCACCAATTCTTTTCCGGACAACCTTTCCGACCAGTATCAGAACCATTATCATTTCCTGTAAAATCAATCTCGCCAGCCCAATGTTTAGCCTCGTTAGAAGTATGTATGTAATCTTTTACTTGGCGATATTTTATAATATCTACATTATCTTTCTCAAGATTACGGTACCCTAACTCTAACTGTTTATAAATATCATTTTTATCGGACACTAATTCAAAATCATTCTCTAAAAACAAAACATATTTTGTATCACACTCCGTTATACCCTTTACCATTCCCCACCCGATACCACAATTTACAGAATGTCCGCCCCACTCGAAACTCTTATAATCATTTTCTATTAAGCTAATATCATCGTTGGCCACTTCATTAAAAAAAATAAAATTATCACCAACCATATCAATCAAACCATTTTCTTCATAAGACTTTAAGCTTATTTCAAGCTTATCTCTGCGACCATGAGACAACATGACCACACCAATATTTTCTAACTTCATTTATAAACCTTTCTTATACAAATGCTGTAGTATTAACTGTCGGGCGCATCCTTCTTGCATCAGGTGGCGGATTAGTATTGTAAGTTGGAAATGCTCTCCCATCATCCGGATATCTATCTTTAAATTTAGATTCTAATACTAAGACATTGTTGATGTTATCTAGTATAAAAGTTTTAATTGTTTTATCTTTTGTAGAATCCCAAGCATACAGATAGCCATCCTTTATCTCATAAGGCTCTACTATCCTTACTACTCTTTCAGTAATAGTTCTATTTGCTGGTTTTTTCTTGGAATATAAAATACGAATAAGATTTAACGAACCTATTGCACCTTCTATTTTTAATTCATTTGCTGAAGAAATAGCCATTAGACTTCCTTTAGTTTAAGGATCTTATAGTCTGGCTCTAATGTATTCTCCAATTCAGAACGAGTCATTTCAGTTTCTATTTCTAACCCAACCACATATTCTACAGAAGGGTTGTCTTGAGCTTCAGGATTAATAGTATCTACCGCCCCATCTTTTTCCTTATTAACTTTAACACCTAAAACATTAAAATCAAACTTTAATTTTTTTAATTTTTGATCTTTATTCTTTTTTGTAGCAAAAGGTATTTGTAAAATCATTTTATAAGTTTTAATATTTTGCTCCACCCCATCTTCATCTTCTTCCCGCTCCGCTTCCGTTAAAGCATTTACAAGCGTTGCTTCCGTTGCTCTAAAACTATCTACATAATCATCACCCCATAACCTATAACGAGACATAATAATGTCTACATCTTTTTCGGTATCTACATCAGTTAAATCGTTAATGACTCTTTTTATATGGGGTCTATCAAAACCAAGATCAGCAAGCCGCACCCATATCATAGACTTATATCTTTCACGCCGCTGCATATTATTCTTCTTAATAGAAGAAACATACATTTGAATTAATTCACGAATATCTTGCTCGGACAATAATGCTTTATGTAATTTCATTTTATTCCTATATAAAATAAGTTATGTGAGCCGCCCAAAAGCGACCCACATATTTTGAAAGGGCTTATTAGCCCACTGCGGTCTTTATGTCACCAAAAGTTTCCGCTACCTTTTTACTTCCACCGCTCAGCAATCCAGCAGTAAGCACTTGGCCTAAGACCGAAGTCTCTCCGTTGAACAACATTGCTACCAAGTCAACTGGCGCTTGATTGGCGATTAGAAAAGAAACACCAACGGCGATAGGAACCTTAAGTCCCTTACCACCTAAGAGTTTCGTGTAATACTTCCACCCAAAAAGCGTAGCAAGTCCTCTTTCAATAATAACAGAAAGAGTTATTAATAGTGCAAACACACTAGCTACGTTTTCAAGAATAGGTCCAAATTCCATAAATAGTCTCCATTTACGTTATAGTTTTCTACACTAACCATTATAACGCGTGAATGTCTTTCATAAATATATGTAAATAAACTTATACGACCTTATCAAACACTCCGCCCGTAGGATCTAATTTCAATGTATTATATCCATCGCGTCCCCAACCATCTTGAGGTGGAATTTTATTTAACTCTTCCATTGGAGGGTTTTTTACTGGCTCACGCATATCAGTAAATAGATTTATTAAGCTAATACCTATTTTATGAGGTGTAAAAACTCTTATTTCAGAGAGTTTCATCTATTTTCTCAGGCTGTGAAGTCTATCTGTCTACCAGTTTTAATATCGGAAACTATTCTATTTAAGTTTTCTTGAGGTTTTTGTGCATTTGAAAGACTACCCAACAATGCAGTTTTATTTGTATTTGATATAGAGTGATGATAATCTTGTTCCAACGTAAGTTTATTTTTCCCTTCTATTCCCGTTACATTACTCAAGTATTTAACGGGTTCTGCCCTTTTTTGAACAATCAATTCATCTCTCCTATTTCTTTTTTTTGAGTCGAGATTTTTTCTTTGATCCCTTATTCTTAGATGAGGGCTTAATCCCTGTAATGCTCCCACTGCCGCGCTCAACATTACATTATTCGCTTCTTTCGTTGCTGTTGTTATCTTCAATGTACTTGTCGATTTTGGTTTTGTGCTTATTCTCATCGTATCTTCATAAACCCCTTGTAATCTGTTTGACCACTTTTTAAGTAAATCATCTGTGGTGCGCGTTGAGATTTTCCCGCTCGTGGATTGGGTTTTACAAGGTCATAATACAAAAGACCGTCATCACTTTTCTTTATAAAAGCCCCTAATGCTTTTTTAGCCGCCGGTGATGCATCATTACTCCATTCCGCGGAAGGTGTACCATCCCCATCATCAACTGCGAGACGAATGTGACCATCAAGAAATGCCTTCCCATAAGTCATTCCAGTATCTGCGAGGTAATCTTCATGCCCACTTCTCATCTTCTTGACCTTTCCATTTGGAAGTATCCAATATTGGGTAGTGGTATACATGGCCTCTAATACATCTTTAAGTTTCATTGTGTTTTCTCTTTACCACTTAAGTAACCAGCAATGATACCAATCACTCCTGTCACAGCCATTTGTAAAAGATTGACCACACTTTCATCTACCGGCCGATGCTCTTGCAGAGAAACATAGAAGTCGCCAAGTACTAATATCATTAGTAATATCATAAGGCCCGAAGTTAATATTAAGCAAGTCCAGTCTTTTATTGTTTTCAATTATTGTCTCAAGGTTTGGGCCGTTTGAATATTTCAGCAGTTCTCGTATCAAAATAAGTGCTGTCACTAATATGAGCAAATCTACCATTCTGAGCATTTTTTATTTCTAACTCAATCAGTTCACCTAACAATGAATTTATTTGCATCTGATTTCTTACCACCTCTTTGTGCATCTTCATAAATCTTTCCATGCGAGATGCTAGTCTTTCTACTTCTATACTTCCGCTACCTCCATAATAACTTTGTTGTGCGCCTTCTTCTTGGGCTGTCACACTAAAAACAAGAATAAAAAGTAATGCTGCTGACGCTATAATATATTTAATTTTTTTCATTATTTCACCTTTTTGCTTTGTAAGATGTAATTACCACTCTTTGCAGATAGAACATTAAGCCCTAACCCTTTGGCTAATTTTTTTGCCATAATATCATATAACTTTATTCTACTTGGCTCCTTGGCTGTAAAAGCAATAGCTTCTGGTTTCGCCCCTTGGGCAAACTCTTTAAACGCTACTAAAGCTTTATTAAAAATCTCTACTGGCTTTCCAGCGCCCGTAATATCGTGAGAAAGTTCCGGCTCTGTTTGATAAAAGCCAACTTCCCACGTTTTCTTTTTATCTATCTCTTTATCAGTAAGAGGATACACCATAGACGCGTCTACCCCTTTAAATGCAGCAAACATAAACTTCCTAGTATCGCCTTGTCTGCCACTAAACCTACCACTAACGGCAAACTCACCAACCCACCTTGTGGAAGTACGCTCATCCCACTTAATTTTGCCTTTTGGCTTTGTAAAGACTTCAGTTAGTTTCATTACTTTCTAGTAGAGTTTTAAGTTTCATAAAAAAATGTCGTATGGGGGAAAAAATTGGGTCCGCCCGGATTTTGGAATTTGAGGTTTCTCAATTATCTCTCCACTTTGTTGGACGAATAACGCTCTTCACGCTTCTTTTCTTGTTTTTCAAACTCTTCCACTTCTTTCTCCATAGCAATAAGACGACTCATTAACTCATCTTTATTTTTTATTAATAACTTTATATTTGCATTAAGTACTGTTTTTTGATTCTTTACTTTACTTAATTCTTTCCGTTTATTGCGTTTTTCCTTCTCTACTAACTGCCACTCTTTCCTCAAACTTGTTAACCGAGATACGCTAAATATTTTTGCTCCAAGCGCTGCTACGAGCAGAAATCCACTACTAGCGAACCAAAAGTCAAAAGACCCCATTTACTTTACATACCGAAAGAGTCACCACATCCACAAGAATTTTTTGCAGCGGGTATCTCTATTGTGAACCCTGCGCCCATCAGCCCGTCGTGATAATCCAATGTGGCATCATGCAAAAACAATAAACTTTTGGGATCTACTACTATCTTTACATCTTCAAACTCTGTAACCATATCCATCGCTGTAATGTCTTTAGCATCACAAAAATCTAACTCTTTCATAAATCCAGAACACCCACCACCCTTTATAGATAAACGTAAATGCGTAGTGTCAGCATCACGATTTAACGAACCCATAAGATCTCGCCACTTACCTATAGCTGTTTCTGTCATTATCATTATCTGCTCATTCCGTACTTCTTTTTCATATCCAGTTGTCGTTGTATCCATCTCTTAGCTATAGGGCTTTTCACCGGAGTTTTGATAAACTTATTAATAGTGGTATAAAAGCTTTTTGGAAATATAATAACGCCAGCCTTAGGATCTCTTTTAGCTACTCGCTCTTCAGAATTATCAATGATTTTAAAATTACCTTTAAATAAACTTTGAAACTTACCCAAGTTCTTTTGTACATCTTTCCAAATCTTTTCTACCATCTTCTCAGGCAGTTTTCTATCACGTTGAGCATTTCTCTGTAGGGCTATGTCTAGAGTGGTATTAATATAAATCATATAAGTATCATAGCCTAATCTCTTTAGTTCATCATTCTTCTTTTTTATCTTAGCGTAATCATCACCTGTACCATCAACCAATAACCCCAAACGACCTTTAGTATACAATTTTTCTTTTGTTTGCTTTACTCGTTTAGCTTTTTGACGAGGAGAATCTTCGGGTTCAGTAAGTTGATGAAACTCTTCATCACTCAAACTACCTAAATCACTCGGATCTACGCCAGCCTTCTTTAAAAAATACTCAAACTCTGGATCAGAATTGACAAGTTTAACTCCGCTAGGAGCAAAAGACATATCCATTTTACTAAACCCACCTTTGGGAATACCTAGTAATTCATTGGCGACAAAAGATTTCCCACTGCCAGGACCACCAGCTAAAAAGATTGCCTTAAAAATACCAGGATCATACACACCCTCGTTTATCATATCGGTTAACTGTACAATATCTATTAATTTCATTTTTTACTCCTTATGTGTCTCTATGTCCTGCTCTATAAAACCATCCAAATGCTACTGTAGCGCACCACACCATCACACCATAGACTGCTTCGTGACTCCACCATTCCATCCAAGCACGACCACCAGGAAACCCGATCACCTTCCAGGTTTCATATAAAATTGTAACCCCTATAGTTGCTGCTCCACTCCAATACCCAGCTTTCTTTGCCTCATCAGTAGCCTTTTGTTTTTTTGTTAAACGAACCAATTGTTTACTTGCTACTTTTGCTTCATTCTTATACTTGTGTTTATCCTTAGCAAGCGATTTGCTTGTCGCATTGGCCATCTGAGCCATTTTTTTATAATTTATTATTTCATTTCTAGCCGACTCATACTTTTGTTTTAGTTCAGTAGGCGAGGCTATTCTTTCCCACGGAGGATATCTTTCCACCACAGTTCTCCTATGTTATATGGCAAGAAGAACCTTTAGTAGAACAACCTTTAGTAGAACAACCCTTGATATGGCAAATTATTTATACGTACCTCCACTTTCACGATAATGTTTTTCAGCATAACGATTTTTTGCAGCACTAGAAGCTTCACCAAATTTTCTTTTGGCAGCTCTCTTAGAAACCTTCCATTTCTTTTTATTTGTAGGAACCCCAAAACTCGCAATCAATGCAGCATCTTTCATTTCTCTACGAGTAATTTTAGGCTTACATCCCTCTGTTGTCAAAACCATCTTTTTAATTTTATCCAAGTTATTTGACACTCTCTTTTTTATCTTAGGAGACAACCCCTCTATGGATTTAGTCAATGCAGTAAGAGCATCTTTGATACGCTTGTTGGGTGTTTTACCTTTATCTTTTAAACTACCTACAAGATTCCAACCTGTCAAAGCATCTATAATATTTATGGGTCCAGTTAATATACTTAGAGTGAGTGTGTCTAACTTAAAAAAGAAATCAATTAATTCTTCTTTAGTTGCTTTTCTTTTTACTAATTTTTTTAACTCATCTCTTGCTGGTCTATCGCCACCTTTAGCCTTTATAGCATAATAAATAATTTTACTAATGTGTTTACTAACCTTTGATAAAATGGATAATAAACCACGCTCATTACCACCCAACTTTAAACCAGCCTTTTGAGCAGCTTGTTTAAACTTGCTTCGCCAATCACCATCAGCTTCATTAAGTTGATGAGGATTTAAAGACATGAAGATAGCTAGCTCTAGTAGTCTTTCTTTATCCTCATAAAGAACTTCATTTAACTTCATCGTATATATCTCTCAATATCCCTAACACTAGTTCCTGCTCTATCCAATCTATCCAAATTCTCATCGGACTCTGGACCTGTCAACATATTTTTAATTTGCTTCTTCATCTTAGCAGTAAGTTTTATTTTCTTACTCTTCCCAAAAGAAACGGGTTCGGACACAGAAACCCCACCTGCTGCTACATGAGGTTCACCCCACTTAGGCTGCAATTGAAACTTTACACCATTCCATCTTGTACCATGCGCTGCTGATTTTGGCTGAAGCATAAGAACGATTTCACCTTTATCCAAAAAACCTCCGGTGTATACATCACCAGCAGATGTTTCTTCATCCTTTGCTTCTTTTATTAAACTAATTAGTTTCATCGTATATATCTCTCAATATCTCTAACCTTTAATTGATGCGACCGCATCACATTATTTAACTTCATGTTTTAACCCCTTTGCGAGATTCACCAAAGTCCATAGTTGCTTGTTTGGCTAACTTAAGTGGCCTACCATTTACAAAGATAAGAGCCTTAGCTCCAGTTTTCTTTATATCTTTCATAAACTTCTTTGCTGCGCTAAGCGTCATAAACCGAGCGATCTCTACCTTCTTGCCCTTTTTACCCATATAGCGAACTTCAAATCTTTCTTTCGCATCACGGCGGTCGCGACCAAACTTCTGCGGTTTGTTAAGTGGTGCCATTGGCACTTCTTGAAGAACGTCCCTAAGTTTCATTTTACTCTCCGTATTCATCATCGTCATCTGGGCCATACTTAAAACGATCATAGTCACCTAAAAGTTTTGTTAATACATAAAACATTATAACCATCACCACTCCACATATTATAATAATTTGTTTAGCTACACTCCCTAACGAGGCCCATTGATTAGTAAAATAATCCATTAATTCATTATAAGTTATGATGTTCCTTACTTTTTTCTTTATAACAAACCATGCAACTCCATAAGGCTCTTTTGTTTATTACATTATATTCTGTATCTATAACTACCCTATCATCTTTTAAAGAAACTACATCTATGACGATCCGATAAAGTTTTTCAACTTCCTTATGGCACATATCACATCTCATAGATACACTCCCACAACAATAAATATAAAAAAAGAGGGCTAAATAACCCCCTAATTTTCAAATTCGTAACCCCAAGTCCTTATATCGTGATGATAAATCTCTGCAACAGCATTTATCATCATATCATCATACCATTCAGTATAATGTTTTCCATCCTTTTTCTTTCGCCTATGTTCCTCACTACTCCATGGCAATGTTTTATGGGGTACATCTATTCTATCACAGAGAAAGTCAAAACTGAATTGAAATTTTTCATACATCCCTACATAATTAGTTAACACTCGTAAGTTTTCATCATGCACATATTCATATTGTGGTTTAAACCAGCGAGGCAACAACAATCCTTTTCTATATGCCAGTAATAAATATCTTATTAACTCTTGTGGTTCCTTAAAATCTGTATCTAGATGTAAGTCAAACAATCCATTAAATTGCTCTTGTAATTTTACTTCCTCTTTAAACTTAACCCACAAAGATATAAATCTATCCCAAGGATTTCTCACAAAAGCAAACTTAAAATACTCTTCAAACTTTTCCTTTCCATAATTTAATGAATAGGGCTGAGAGTCTTGGGCTAAAAATTTTGTATTCCAATCATAAAGACCTTGACCAACATGGCCCACCACATCACCTACATCAATTTTACCCGGCTGAATTACGTCAATTACTTTCCCTTCATGCTCTATTGTTTCTATTGGTCGCTCTTTTGCAGTTGGGTCGCGATTAAAGCCATGCAAGTGCCAATCATACGGACCAAGATAATCAGGGTTATCGCGCGGGTGACTACCAGCCTTATCTTCAGTGCGATCTCCCCACAAGCAATCTTGTACAGCACTACCACCTGTTCTTGGTATATGAAAAAATATAAACCTACCTTCTTTTGATATCATAGTTTTTTATTAAACTCATATCCACTTAAATGATCTACATGAAAATAAAAGAAATCTCTACTCTTTAAACATATTGCATCTTCCGTGCGAAGAAGATCATGGCCCGCAGTTGTTTCAGTAGGTTGATACTCAATAAAAAAGGGCTTACCTTCTCTCATAAACTCAAACCTTGCATCAATAAAATCTACTCTATTAAAAAAATCACGGTGACATAAATAAGCAGCACCATAAGCTTGACCATATTCTGGAGCATCAATAAAATTTGTTTGTGGAGAAGGGCATACATAAAAATGATCATCATAATTATAGGTTTGATTTGCTGGAATCTTCTCTGTACCATGAGTTCTCATGGCTTCAAAAATTGGTCCCACCGGTTCATTAGCTACAACATACTTATTACTATTTTCTCTACATACTCCATCAAATTCTACAAACCTACCTTCAGTAGTATCTGTGTACTTATCTATTCGTGACTGTATAAGTTCATTAGGAATTTGCTCAAACCGTTGAGGAACAATATAAATGTTTTTATCATTGTCAATAACATTATAAACATTATTCCAATCTTGTGCATAAAGTATTTGATCGGCTTCAGTAAAGTATACATACTCTTCATCAAAGCCTCTTTGTTGTATATATCGCACAAGATTAGCAGGTAAAAAGATGGGATCTATTTCACTCCCACCTTCTGTGGTAACCCTAACTACCTCTATATCTGAATTTAATTGAAAAGGTCTTAATGTATTATAGTCAGCATCATTATAAACCCCAACAATCAATTTGGTCATTAAGGGTTTTAAACTATTATATGTATGCTCAAAATACCTTAAAACATTATTCAATTCTGTTTGGCGAGGTGCGCTAGACACTCCACCAAAGTATGGCGTAATCGCTAAAAACTTTTTCATTCAGCCTCATTTATAGGTAAGCGTCAACCTAACTCCATCATCACCTGCATCACTCTCTTCTCTACTTATTTCTTCAGGATTGTCAGTGTTATGTTTTAAAAAATGGTCCGCTGCTGAATGAGCGTCATTCCTAAAAGCCGCAGTAAATGATTCTGTCTTCTCCACATCGCTAGCCTTTGGAGTAGGTGGGGCTTTAGGGGGTGCAGGTTTTTGCGCCTTTTCTCTAGTGATAGTACCATCGTCTTCTACCGGCTCTTCTTTCTTAGGAGTAGCCTTCGCTTTTGCCTTTGCCATTTATTGATCCTTTCTTTTTATAAATCTATCATACATTAAAGTATCTACATTTTTTATTTCGTTAAATTCTTCTAAGTCAGAGGTAGCGCTCATCTTAGTAAATATTGGAATATCATCAATTACGTAATTGACTTTTCCTTCTTCGTTATTCATTTGAGTTAAGTAATCATCACCATACCAAATACGTATGTTTTCGGGTATTTTATGGTATGAATTACGATGGCCACCCATCACTATACCAAAACCCCAATCTCTATTTGTAATGGGTTTTAGCTCTATTTTTCTATCTAAAAAGGTAATATTTTCACCATCAAAAGAAGGAACCTTAAGCACACTTGGCGCATCTATACCAATGATTCCTTTATCAACTGTTAAAAAACTTTCTAATTGAGAAACAAAGTTATAGGGTATAATAATATCATCATTAAAAATTATAAACTTATCATAAGAAGATTCCTCTATACCTAAATTCCACGAAGGATTTACATATATATTTTCATCATGGCAAAGAGTAATCGTTTTATCATTCTCATAAAAAAAATCTGTAGGCGCATTATCTATAATGATAATTTCACCTACAGATATATCTTCTACCAACACATCTACTAAATGATCCGTAAAGTCCTTAGCTTTCCATAGAGTAGGAATTATTGCAGAAACTTTACTCATTCACTATGCAGACTCAGCGGGAGCTTCCCCACCAGTAACGGTGATAGGCTCAATAATGCTAGAAAGAATCTGCGTAAACTTCGCCATACCTTCAGCGGGTTCATTCTGCTTTGCCTTAACATTAATGTGATACTTAGCACTTTGATCAGAGCTACGCTGCGTATCCTTGCTACTAGAGACAGTACCGCTTGTCTTATTTTCAGTTTGTACAGAAGTGGAAACCGAACCCTTTACACCCCAAAAACCAAAAGATGCTTCGGCTTTTGTGTCAGTGCCTACAGAAGAGGAGCTTGTGCTTTCGCTACTATCCTTACTAGACGAACTTTCACTGGTCTTCACTTCCATCATAAAATCAATTTCCATAGTATCCAAACTAAAGTTAGGAATGGTTACTAAAGGAAGTAAAGGCATCTGAACCTTTTGGCTCAAATTGGTCATTGTTCCATCTGGCTTATTGGCCAATCTATCCAAATCAATATCTAACAACTTAGCTTTTCTTGAGTTGTCTTTTCCATCACTTTCTTCAAAAGCAAGTGAGTCAACAAAATCCAATGTTACCTGCGCTAATGCTGCTTGACCCTTTGCTGCCGAAAGCAGCGGATCTAAAATCAAACTCTCAATCGGTAAACCTACAAATGCATCTGCGATTGCCATAACTTATCTCCTATGTTGGAATAAACTTAATTAAATTATCCTTTATGCGAGCTAATCCTTCAGGTGGATCAGCTCCCTTAAATTTAACTCTAATGGTGGCTAATTCTTTGCCACCTTCACGGTTGCTGAAATCTGTTACAATCTTTCTTAACTTACCTTGTTTTTGACCCTTACTATTTTTTTCTTCTTCGCTAGCAGAGAGCTTTACTTTCATCTCTACCTCTACCTCATCAATCAATATACCCTGATGGGGTACCAGCGAAATGGCTGGTATACTAACATTCTTAAGTTTTCCATCTGCAGCTGGCAACTTGACCAAAATTATTTTTGGTGTGCCATCTTTTTCAAAATAATCTTCTACTATTTCTCCAAGGTAATGAGACTCTATTGTGTTTTGTGCCTCTACTACACTAGAATAAATACTTTGAAAAATATCATCTAAAGCGCCGTTCATATAACCTTGTTCCTTTTTAAAATGGTGGACCAGATGGGTACTGCCCCCATGTCCTGTCTATCAAAGCGAGTTAAGGATATACAAGCTTAACCTTTGGCCGAAACTACAAGCCGCAATAACGCTTCTTTTCTAAATGGCTATTGGATAGTTATGAAAAGAATAAAGTTGTTACTATACAATAGGACGGCGGCTCTAAGCCGCCATCTTATATTCTACTGTTTCGTCAGTTGAATTTATTACATACACTTTTTAGAGAGTTAGTATGTTTTCTCTCGCTTGCCTTAGTCTAGCTTCGGTACCAGTCGATCCTAGTTCTGGCCCATTAACCTTTAATTAACTTCTTACTACCTTTTTTACGCCAATCATTTTCACTTACCATACTACCTGTACCATTACAATTAGGGCATATATCCACCTTGGTAGAATTATTAATCGGTGTTCTTATTATTTTTTCGCCCTTACAGGTAGTACAAATCAATCTATCATTCATCTTATTTTACCTTATATAAACCTCGCGACCGGCCCTTTTTCGTAGTCTTAGCAGCCTTTTTAGAAATACGTGCCTGCTTACCCTTACGCTTGATGGCAGACTTACGGGCAATTCTCTTCGCTTGCGATGGTTTAATTTTTCTTAAATGAAGAGGAAGCTTCTTCTTTCTCTTCTTAACTACTACAAGCTTGCCACCTTTCTTACGTAATCTCTTTTTATAACCACCAGCGCCCGGTAACATATCTTCAGTGATTTCAGCCTCTACTTCTTCATCTTCGGCTATCTCCGGCGAGGCCGCTAATACCTTTCTAAAAACAGAAGGTTGGTTCTCACCCAATATTCGTGCAACCTCTTCCTTCACTAAATTTTTTACAATCTCTTTAAACTCTTCTCTTGTTGCCAATTTATTTCTCCATTACATGGTGTTCAATATAGCCTCGAACTCTGCCGTTGTATGGCCTCTCAACACTATACAATACGCATCGTTGCCACGAGCATAATACGAACCCCATTCATATTCTTTATACTCATCATTCATTACTTCTTGTAATCGTTCTTCACCCACATCTGCCGGAACAACAGCGATAAGCTGATTACCAGCATCTACTATCTTCCATTCGCCAGCGTCACAACGACCACTAAGGTTAACCTCAAAGGTGTCGCCCGATATTTTTATTGTCTCATTCACCAGAATAATCCACGTATTGAGCTATCATGTTAATTTGAGCTTCCTTAAAGTCTTCACTCTTCTCTAAATAGTATGACAACCTTTCTTCGCAATGCTTATTAATATCATAAATATCATCTGAATATTCTTTAAGAGTAGCGGCTCTTCTTTTACCTTCCTCAAAGTTTTCTACCCAATGACTTACTGCTTTGATCCAAGGACCAGGCGATTGAATACCAATAGCCATATGCTTATGTTTTACTCTGTCGGGAGCATCTCTCCAAAAATCCTTATATCCCCCATACTCAGAAAACACAGGGATAGCTCCATAGTGTAAAGCCTCAATAACTTTAATCTCACTCTTACAAGATGAGAAAGCACTATGCTCAACATAAGCTAAACTAATATCAAAGAGCGCATTAAACTTTGCATACTCTTCAAGAGGTAACGCATCAAACGTCTTAAATCTATTTGGATCTATGTCGCTGTACATTTCCTTAATGCGATTCTTATACAACATAGATTCGTCTTCAATCTCTACTTCCTTAAACTGCTTGTTACCTTTTTCATCTTCAGTAATTTCTACATGACTATCCTTCAACGCCATACCTGCCAAAACAAAATAAGTGTTAGGGTGCTTATCGTGAATAGCTTTAATGATCGCGTGCATTCTACGAATGTCTTCAAAGTGAGAAGTTAGGCCAGCCCAACCAATAACAATCTTATCATCTGTAGGAAACCAGTCTCCCAACATTTCTTTACGTACTTCATTCTTATCAAGATTCCACATCGGTAAATCCCAATCAAATTGATTACGAAAGATATCTACATTATCGTTAAAGTTACCAAAGGTTCTCTTTAACTTTTCTGTAGTTGTTGTAATAAAATCAGAATGCTTTAGAGATTGGATAGACATTTTATCTTTACCACTCTCTATCCACAGTTCCTTCATTGGGTGAGTGTCAGGCAAATTAAATTCATTATCATCTGCGTCATGTATAATCAGCGGTCTTCTCTCAGTACGAGGCCACATTCGTGCAACAGATAGAAAATGGGAATGAAGATTGCCGCACCTATGCATAATAATAGTATCAGCAATCTTCATATGATTAGGTTGAATATTTTCGGTGTAGAGATAATTAGCCTCATCGGGAAAGGCTTTCCACAAGGCTTTCATCGGTTCAAATAACCTAAAAAAACTAGTACCCGTTTCGGATGGAGTACTGAAGACAATAGTTTTCTTTGCCATATCCATATCGGGTGGTTGTGTAAAATATGTTTTTAGTTCTTCTCGTTCTTCATTGTTCTTATATTGCGCTTTCTCCAACAATTCTTCACGCATAAAACCTCCTATTATTTTTTATACAGGCTCCGGACTAAACGCCGCTAGCGCTGGAGTTTTATTCATTTTTAAATCATATACACCCTCTATTGTATACATAATCGTTCTTTGACCTTGAGCATTAGGACCAGCGGCTGTATACATACCAGGGTTTACATCTATATTAACACGATTAATCACAGGTTTAAACCCATAATTTTTTAATTCCGTACCAATGAGTTGTGCAAGATTATCCATCTCTTCACCCATCGTTATAGCAACTTGTTCATAAGTTTGAGGATCAGCAGCTAAGCTAGTTTTTAAATTTACAGTTAGCGGCCCTTCCTGTTCGTCCGTCCATGCACCAAACTTAACATCCATCTCTGGCACTTTTGCAATAAAGTTTTCAATCACTTCAATAGGGTTCCATGTATAAGTAGGAACATTTCTATTCGGTGATACAACATAAACTTCGGGGGTTGCCATCATCATCTTAAATTCTCCAAATATTTTATTCTGCTTCTTTTACAACTTCACCTGCTGCATTATCTAACTTATTTTTTATTTCATCTACATGAGCATTGTATTTTAAATAACAATCCTCACACATTCCGTATTGATTATAGAACATTTCATCCCAAACCCGCATAAACTTACCACAGCGCTTATTAGTTTCAGGATCTACTACTATACAAAAGGTCGGTATTCTTGGCGAGTACCCCTTACCTACTTTTGTTTTTTCATTTGTTTTCCAAAGTTTTACTTCTTTGGTTGGTAAAAAATCACTAGGAACCTCAGACATTTGTACCCGCTTTCTTAATTACTAAAGCCTTGATATTGTGCGCCAAAAATATAGCCGCTTAATGTAGCGTTCAATTCCGAAGCGCCCTTCAGTCTAATCCATCTCCACGCGCCACTTCCCACATAACCAGAAGCAGAATTATTAATGGTAGCGCCGCCAGGCATATCCACCCAATTCACATCAAAATCATCAGCACTTGCAGAAGATTCTTTAAGAGGATCGTCAAACGGGCCAATAGCGCCACGATTAATCAAAACATTAAGTTGGCTTTCGTTCCCCAAAGCTTGTGGATGAACAGCATGGTGAGCTTTATGTGGGTCAATAGAATTAGAATTATTGACCTGCACCTTAACATCTGCTTGAACACCTACACTATCTACTAGTATGATGCTAAAATTTTGACCACCAACATAAACGGGTAATGTTCTTTTATCATTATCGGTGGTGCCGTCATTACCAGATTCACCAACCTTTTTTAATACAATTGCTTCAAAAGGTGCAAGAGCCATTAGTATACTCCTATTCAGTTAAAAAATATCATCTCATATAAATATGTTTTAGTTTCTCTTAATTGCGGGGGTTGTCATAATCAATATAATTAATGGTTAAGATATTCCCATCTAACAACCATTGAGCTAAGGATGGATATATTCTTTTATAAGCTGATGTTGATGCACCTATAAATCCATCTTTAGTAATGTTCTGTTGTGAAGTGTCAGCAACCAATAAGCAACCCATTGTATGATCATCAGTATTACCTGTATGGATAAGTATATACTCAAATCCTGGCACATCTTGTACATGCAACATTCCCTTATGAAAATCAGCACCAAACTTAGACAGATACCTACTATGAAATCCACCAGTGGTTCGCAACTTTATCTCATAAGTACCTTCAGGTATGCGAGTTTCCGCACTTACCTTTTCTTCACGCCATTCATCTTCCAATGTATATCCCAAAAACTCACGCCCTTCCGGCCCTATCTCACTTAAAATACCAAGAGTGCTATCAACACCAGAAGAATATCGCAACACCTCTAAACTTCTTTCATCATTTTTCACAATATCAATATCTTTTCCTATACTAAAAAAGTTCATGCAATAGCCTCTTCTTCTATAAATTTTTTGGTGTCTTCTTTATATTTTTCTGCTTCATAAATTTTCTTTCTAATACCCGATGAACTATAATTGTGAAACCTACTAATGTAATGAGTTTCTTTACACAGTAACCGGCCGGTTATTTTATTTTTCATTTCAGGTTTATTATAATCTGACCCTAAGAAACGTATGTCGGGTCTATAAAAATACAATAGATTTAAAAGTTCCTCTTCACTCTTATAAGGAACTATCTTATCTATGTATCTGATAGATTTTAATACAAGAAACCTCTCATGTAAACTCATTATGGGGTGGTTTTTATCTTCCCTTTCCCACGCTGGATTTTCATGCAATGCCGTTATTAAATAATTACAATTGTCTTTGCATTCCTTTAACATTAAAACATAACCAGGATGTATAATATCAAACGTACTTGCGACAAAGCCTATCTTATTTTCCATATTGTTTTGCTCTTTCTCTTGCTTGTTCTTTTCGCGCTTCAATCTTTTCCTTTTCTATTGCCTCTTCAGCTAATCTTTTTTCTTTTCCTCTCTTTCTTCTTTCCATTTCTTCATCCGAACAACGCAATATATCTCCGGTTCTAGAGTGAACATAAAATTCACTCTCATGTGGGTGCATAACATCATTTACGGTAAGTGGCGCTACCGGCAATAATTCTGGATCGGTATTCGGATGTGACATCCATGCAGGAGGCAATTTCTCTTCTTTTTCAAATGAACCAAATAATTTTTTAACAAATTTAATTATACCTCTCCGCTAAAAAGCTTGGCCTGATCGTGCGCAAATATCATTATCTGCTCGTAACAAATAATCTTCAACCTCTTCTCCACCCACAAGTTGTTTTCAAATAAGCCACTGCTTTCATGGGTTGCTCCTATTTTTTTATCACCTTAACAAAAAATTTATAAACAACTGATTTAAATTTTGTTTTGCGTTAGGTTTTGCAGCACTTTGAACTATCTCTACTTTCGGTACTGCTTTCACTCTCTTAGATAAATAAATAATGTCTTGGGAAAGACACGCTACTACTACACCTGCAAACGCCATCTTAACTAAACGCTTCACCTTTATTCTCCTTTAATTTGTGCCCATGTTTTCCTTTGTATATAAATAGGCGGTGGTGGTGGATTATCTTGACTTCTTGGTGCGACTATTTTTGCAGGCGGTTGTGGTGGAAAATGATTACTAAACCCATCATAAAATAAAGTATCGTCATGCGTTGCACGTATCCAATACCCAACTCCCGGTACCAAGGATGATTGTTCTGCAAGGATGTCTTTGTATTGATGATTAACCGTATCCCAACCCCAAATAGAATCAATGGTTGGGTGAGATGCCACTAACAACAAAGGCTGAATTTCTTTTTCTAAAGAAGCAATAAGGTTCCAGCCTTCATATAAAATATGTATCCTCTTGGAAGATCTTATACCTTCTTGTATAAGGGGCGCATCTACAAAAGATTTCAACCAAAATCCCTCACCCATAATAAAACTATCTGCGACTGAATAACCAATTTGATCATAATAAAAAACTCTATTATCTAAAGCAGCATACATTATAGCATCATACCCACTACTAACAACACTATCGCTAACTACATGAGGTTGTAAAGAAAAACCTAAAAGATTCCAGCCCTCATACATTACAGGAATAATAACCTTGACATCATCATGGTCAGCAAAAACAAATGTTGTAAATAAAAGTATAAGAACTATAATTATATTTTTCATTTTTCTTTCACTGGATCACTCTTACCTTTTATCTTCTCAATACTTCTACCAGCAAAGTAAGCACCATAGACGGTAAGCAATAGAGTTTGGTATATAGGTTTGTAAGCATCGCCAATAGAAAATTCACCTATGTTTCCATCTGTAACAGAAAGCAAAGCAAACACAGAAGTTAGAAAAATAAGAGTGAGCGGGCGAATATTGGCAGCTAACCAATTCCCACTTTGCATATCTGCGTTCCATCTTTCCGTGACTTCTTTCTGCGCCTCTTGCTCAGCAGAAACCAATAATGCTTCTAACTTTTGGCGAGCGGCCATTTTTTCTTCACCACTCGTATGTAAGTTATCTATTATTTTTCCAGCCTCTGGAAGAATCTTACCGACCAAGCCACCTATTACATTAAGTCCTACCATACAACAACCCTCCTTTAACTCAGCGTATTCTATAATATTTTAATACTTGAGTATCCTTTTTCATTTTTATTAATATTAATAACATTATTTGTAATATCTTGCATACTTTCAATGTGTGAAATGATAAGTACATTATCAAACTTACCTTTAAGATACCCAAGCAACATATTCATGTGATTGATATTTTCAGAGTCAAGTGTGCCGAACCCTTCATCAATAACAAAAAGGTTGCAAGTCGGTAGTAAGCTAATGTTTGATAATGCAGAACGGATTGTTAAGGCGGTCAATGTTTTCTCCATTCCCGAACCTAACTCAACTCGGCGGCGAGAGGTACCATCATCAATAAATATCATCAAGTCGTGTGCTTCTGTATCAACCTCAAGGAAAACTTCAAAGTTGGTAACATTACTTAGAATCTTTCTTATCTCATTATTGATAAGTGGAACTGCACGATTCATAATCATTAACGGTATACCATCATTACCAAAAGCTTCCATCAGTAATTCATGTGAGGCATACTTCTTTTCTATCTCTTTTAACACTTCAATGTTGCCACCTAAATCAGTAATACGCTGAGTGATTTGGCCTAACACAGTATTGTTCTTTGTTATGTCATCATTATTATCTCGCAAGGATATTTCAGCAATAGCCAAATTACTTTCTATTTCCTGTAACTCTCTATCAACCTTACGGTTATGTTTAATAGAGCTTTCATTCTTCTTATATGTCTTTCGCTCTTCCTTATAAGAAGTTAATTTATTCTTTTCCAACTCTAACTGAAGTGTGATGTTTTCAAAAACCACACCCAAGTTTTGCAACTTAGACTCTAAATCACTAATTCCCTTCTCACACTTTTCATATAACTTTTCTTCTTGAGGAAAATCTTTATATTCCTCTAAGTCCTTAAGCTTACCTTCATAATCTTCTTCAAGAGATTTCAACAAACTATTTTCTTCTTCAACTAATTTTCTGCTGTGAAAAGCTCCAGTTAAAAAACTACATTTCTTGCAAGTTTCATTTGTATCAAACCAATCATGTCTATCAAGAATACCACTCTGTCCTTGATGGTGACTTATCTTTTCTTGTTTAGATTTAAGCTCCCACTGCAACTCTTTTAATCTATCGTTTGTTGCATAGTATGTCCCTTTTCGGTGAACATACCCACCATCTTTTGTATCTAATTCATTAAGCTTGGTTTTACTATCAGTTAATTGTGAATGATACTCTTTCTTTAAGTCATGGTTTTTATCTTGTTGTTCTTCTAAATCTTTTATATTGCCCGATGATTTATTTATATCGGCATCAATAGCGATTAACGAGCGCAAGCCATCATATATTGGATGTAGAGACTTTGTTAAAATATCCTTTGACTTTCTATCTTCCTCTAGTTCCTTTTCTATTTCAGCCTTTTGCTCTTTCAAAAATGAAATATTACTTACTGCTTCTTTTCGTTTTGATTCAAACTGATTAAGAATAGATGGGTAATCCTTATCTTGATATTCTCGCAACAAAGTTTTAGTAGAAGATGTTTCTTCCTTAATAGATTTCTGCAAGTCATCAATAACATTTAACCCAAGAAAGCGAGCGAGCAAATCTTTTCTATTAGTTTGACCATGATCAATAAATCGAGTAACATCAAACTGCTGACTAAAGGTAGTCATGGTATGCTCTTCATAAGATCCAAGCAAGCTGCGTATCTGCTCTTCTGTTTCTCTTACATTCGCATGACCACTAATATTAACTTTATCGCCAGCAATAATTTGAAACAACTCTACTTTATTATTAGCGCGGTTTGGATTTCTCTTGTTTCTCTTAAACTTTCTATCTACAATATATCTTTGATTATCTATAGAAAACTCTATCTCTATAGAGCCTTCTTCTTTATTCTTATGAATAACATCAGCAACATTTCTACCACCTGTTCTATTGCTACTATTAAAAAACCCTTGTAGAATCGCATACAGAATACTTGACTTACCAGAAGCGTTAGCAGAGAATATGCCTGTTAGTCCCTTAAGCTTATCAAAATTAATTATGTTGCTTGGCCCATAAGAAAATACATTATCAAACATAACCTTATGGATAACCCACTTTCTACCCTTGTAAGTATCATATTCTTCTGTAGCGCAAGTATCATAAAAATCTTTATGAATGGCTAATATTTCTTCAACCTCTTGCTCCGACACAGTTGGTCGCTTACCAAAGTATTGCTTCAATAAATCCTGTTGTGCCTTAAGGTCTGTCACATTTTCCGGCGTATCAGTTAGGGATAAATCATCGACTGTTTCTTTAACATCTACTTCAATAAACAAAGCTTCGGGTTTATACTTTGCTTTTATAATCGACTCTACCTGTTTAGAAGTAGTTATGCTATAATCATCAGAGCTAAGTAAAATACGAACATAAGGCTTCGCAGGTAAATCAAACTCCAAATTATCAATCTTGGCTATGGCATCTGTATCTAAGCGGAAAGTTTTAAACCCCCAATCATTAGCTATTTCTATGAAGGTACATTTCTTTTGATCTAAATCCCAAAGAAGAAAACCCTTCTCAATTTCTTCACCAAAGTTTTGCTGAATAAGCGAACCAGAATAAGCAACCTTTACCTTACCATTCTTATCTAACATCATCGCTTGTCGTGAATGAATGTCACCCAACATCCCAAAGTCATAATTACGAAACACACTCTTATCTACTTCGCTTTCAATACGATGACTAGCGCTAGTAGTACTTCCATCAATTGCGCCATGATGAAGTGCTACATAGATCTTACCGTCTTCTCGCTCAAACTCAATAGGCCATTGATGTTTAGTATGCTGTTGAGCAAAAATACCATAAACCAAATTACCATGTTCCACCATTTCACTATCATTATAGAAGTTTATTGGCTTACCCTTTTTCTGCAGCAACTCTATAATAGGAGACAAACTATCCAAACGATTATGTTGATTGATAACACAATCATGGTTTCCTAAAATCAAATCCACAGGAGCAATGTTACTCAAAGCATCTAAGTATTTACTTGCTAGATGTACTGCTTCGGGTGATAGGTCTGTTTTATTATGAAGTAAATCACCAGCAACAACAATTCTATCTATAGCGAACGACTCTAAACTAGAAATAAGATTATCTAAAACTATTCTATACTCTTCATGCCTTCTAGTTTTTCTTATATGAACATCGCTTATATGTGCTATTATCATTAACTAAACAACCTTTCTTTAATCTTTAGACGTTTTAAAAGCTTGGGCAGCTTTCTGTGTTATTTCCCATATTATTTCTTGTAAGCGGAAATTTTTTTCTTCCAAACTAGCTAGTGTTTCTCCTACATCTATATCTATAACATCTATAATGTTATTTTTTATTTTTATTATATCCGTTAATCCATTACGGCGGTGCTTGTGCTCAATTAAATCCATACGTTTAAGTTCGTTTAAAGCTTTTCTTATGCGATGTAGTGAAGTTCCTAAAAGCTCACTTAACACATCGCGATTATAAGAACATTGATCATTTTTTAAACTTTTCAATAAAATATAAAGTATCTTAGCGTCAGAAGAAAGGTTTTTATTATACAACAAATTAAAAGAAGTGGAGGCTATCGGCCTGTTGTTTCCTTTTTCCCTCTCTCCCTTGACTAACATATCTACATTAGAAGGAATAGTAATAGCCCCGTTGATATATCCGCCAGGGTGAATATTATAATACGGTTTTTTTAATGATATATAATTTATTTCAGCATTATATGCATCATTTTCATTTTCAAATTCTTCTAGTATTTTAATATTAAAATTTTCTACTCCATGTTTATTGATTGCTCTATTAATTAAAACCCCACTCCCCATATAACCATTATTTATTTTATCTACGGAGGTCTTCCCTATGTAGTTATGAAGAGGCCATGACACTTTATAAGTCTCATATATACAAAACTTTTTATCCATATGTTAACTAAACAACCTTTCTTTAATCTGATCTTCAAACGTAAAACTTTTTACACTACCGCTTGTTACTATCTCTTCAAATTTATCTGATCCCATTTCCGCTATATCTCTTTCCTCACTCTTCCAATCCACATACGTAACGGGAATATTATATTTAACTAATTCGTTTATCATTTTAAACATTTTCTTTTTAGCGTCTGCATCCAACGCAATAATAACCTCTGTATGGTTCTGTAACAACCTTTTAAACAACAACGAACCTTTACCTACATTGCTTCCAAGAATAGGTACAGCATTCTTACGCGATAATATAGCATCAAATATTCCCTCCACAACATATAAAGGTTTATCCCATTCAATCAAATGCTCATTAAAGATTACTTCTCTTTTTGAAGCCATGGCATTCTTATACTTGTAGTTTTCAAACGGTTGAATACTTCTCGCTACATAATAATTTAAATTATGTTCTCTATCGTAAGATGGAAATAATACTCGTTGATCACTTACACTATAATGTATATCATATTTTAATATATCTTCTTTTTTTAATCCTCGCTTCAGAAGATACTCTACGGCTGGCTTATAGAAAGCTTTTTCTATATTTCTAAAAAGATTTTCATATCCCTTTGGCAACAACATTTTCTTTTCTTTAACAGCTTCTTTGCCAAAAATATTATCTATGTCTTCAATATTCTTTTTAGCTTCTTCATTAAAAAGTTTCTTATATTGATTGGGGTTTGATACACCGGCAAGTTTGAGAAGATAGAGAAAGCTGCGTCCTTTTATTTGACAGTGGAAACAATTCCAGACAGCTTTTTCTATATTAACAGTAAGTTTGTGATTGTGATGGTGACAACTTGGACACTCAAAATAATGATTAGCGTTTGCCATTGTTTTATAATGCCCAAGATGTTGGGCAAGAATATCTAGTTTATTCATTTCAACAACCTTTCTTAAAATTACTACCTATAATATAAGCAATTAATTAAAAAAAGTCAAGCATTAAATTAAAACGTGTAATCAAATCTTTGGATATCTTCTTTAAATAAATTAAAAATAACATCTTTAGTTTTTAAATTATAAACCTCTCTATAATTCAAATGTTTGGAAGAATTAAGATGATGAATTAATTGCCCAACCTCTAAATGATCTAAAATCTTTTGAGCATCCTCTCTATAATTTTCAAACCTTCCTATAAAATCCATTAAATTGTTACCAAACTCATCATAAATAAAAAAATATTGCGGAAAAAAATGCGGATCAACCCATGTTAACTCCTTTGCAAAAGGGTGATCTTTTATATAAGATTGTTCAAATACCTCACCCTTCCAAGTTGGGGCAAGTCCGAAAGTAGATATCATTAAATCTGAATATTCCTTATAGAAAATATTATTAAAATCAAAAACAAAATTTTCATTTACAAATGAAACTATTTTTTCTAACCTATGTACATAATCTTCAAAATCTGTACAATACTTATGATAATAATGAGAATATTCAGATACGGATTTGTCCCAAGGATTTCTTATAAATGCGCATTTAAAAGATTCAGTAAGTAAGGAATGATTCAAAACCCCTAACAATTGTACGTGCTTCATACAAAGATGATGTAATTGAACCGATAGTGGGATCTGTGTTTCATCTTTAGGTCGTAATTCAAAATCACCATTTAAATCTTGAGCAATTGAAATCTTATTAGGCGCGCCCATTCCTAATGATCTTGTAAAAGATATACCCCCCGTTCTTGGTATATGTATAAATAAACATTTATGTTGCAACGAAAAAGGCATTTACTTTTCTTTCAAAAGGGTAAGTCTTCAATAGGCTCTGGTTTTGGAGGCACTTCTAATTCTAATTGAGGTGGGTTTATTTCTGCGGCTCTTGCTCTCGTCACAACAATAGCGTCTGCCACATCAAAGGCTTCCTTACTAAATTCATTCTTAGTTTTCATCAAAGGTAAAAGAGGTTTTACCTCTGGGTGTAATTCTATCACTCTTCTTAATATAAAGTTCTTGGAATTTGTACCACGCGGCACTTTACAATCGCTTAAATTTCTTGCGCGCAGCACGTTCATCATTGTAGGAGCTTTGCCTAACATCTCGTAAGCTTTTCTTTGTATAATAGCATTGAAGGAAGCAAGAGTGATTATAGTTTTTATATTAGATTTTCCGGAGATAAACTTTGTGATTATATCCTCTATTACTATTTCTGTTATTTTATCAGTATTATTATTTAATTCATCTAGAACTTTAAAAACAACATTAACTCTGCTGTGTAGATCTTTTACATTTTTGAGGGGAATGTGTCCTGCAGTTTCAAACTTATTTTCGTTTAAATTCCAAATAGAAAAGCCGGTGCAGAAAGTGGATATATCTAAACCAAGCAAATATTCTTTTTCCACACCGGCCATTTTATATTACCAAGACTTAGACACTACGAAAAATGAAGTCTCCGAGTCTGGATTGTAAATGAAAGAAGCACCGTAGCCGCCTTCAGTTTCAACACTTACACCAACATTGACAAGAGCGAAGCTATCACCTTCAGCTGTATAGCTGCCGTCACCAGCACCTATATGAAAGTTATAGCCATCCAACTCATATCCAAGTTCAATATAAGTATCATCCTTAACATCATCACCACTAACAAACCTACCTACAAATAAATCAGCACCGCTGTGCGAAACCGCAACACCGACTTCAATATCATGACTATCCGATTCAAGAAACGGACCATCATAATAATAAGAGGTAAGGCTAACAGCACCATACTCGCCAACTTCTTGTGCGAGAGTGAAATCATATTCAGTATCATTACCGTTAATAGGAATCTGACCCCAAATATTTATACTAGTAGCACCAATGTTAGAATCAACAGACACAAGATCCAAACTAGGTTGGATTGAAATTGCAGAAGGGCCAGCAGCACCTCTCCAAACGTGTCTACTAAAAGCGTCAACCGACAGCTCTGCACTCGCATATGCTGTTGTATTGCCGATAAGCAAAGTAGCAACCGCTACCATCGCTGTGATAAACTTCTTCATACACATCTTCTCCTTTTAAAGGGATAAAATTTCTACATCAACATTTGTTGACATTCACGACTTATTCTTTTTATCGCTCAGTTTAGGAAACTCAACAATAGAAGAATCGTGTTCTGATTTACTCTCTTCATTATCTTTAGGCATAAATCGTTTTGGAGCAATTCCTTCCTTATCTAACAAATCAAGTATATCATTTGCATTAACAGAATCTTGCGATTCTGATTCTAACTCTAACAGCTTATGAGAAGCTGTAATCATTTTAATAAGATTTTCAGTAGCCTTGTGAGCAGAGTCTAAATACGGGTGAGGCTTATCCCCAGACATAAAAAGATCTTCCTTATCGTCTACCATCTCTTTAAACTTTTTAAAAGTACTCATAGCTTCTTCTCTCTCTTCAAGAGACTGACTATAAATAACCTCAAATATTTCATCTAAGGTTTTACCTTCAAATAAGTTTATTTCTTTTAATCTATCCAGACTCATCTACATCTTCACCTAAAGTATTAAATCTATAATTCTCATCTACTTGTTGTAAATAATAATCTATTTCTTGTAGTTGACCAATAAAGCTTCTTATTACAGGATCATCGCTATATATCTCTCGCGACATAACTCCTTGTATATTATCACTAAGCTCTCTTAATCGCCCATACATATCGCCATAAATATCTTCATAAAAACTTAACCTATTTATAGAGCGATAAAGAGCGATTCCAAAGCCAATAGTTAATATAATAAATATAACAGATAATGCTTCAAACATCACATTCCATCACTATAAGGGTAGTCGCTTATAAGTTCACCTTTATTATGCAAGTACCAACCCCATATGCTGCCACCTATAATACTGATAGCATAAATAGATAAAATGCAATATATCATTCGCTTCGATCCTCATACCTTTCCAAAGCAAGTAAAGCATCTTCTGCGGAAGCAAGTCCATCTACCCACTTATAAATTTCTGACGGCAAATCACTATGCTCACCAATACCTACTGAATTATTAAAATAAGTATCAAGGACAGCTTCGGCTTCCAACTTCTTTCCTTCAAAATGTGCAACTGCTGCCGTAACATATTTATTACTCACTTTTCTTTTCCTTTCTAAAGTCAAATGATAAATTTGTCTCGATTATTTCACTCATAAGACAATCCCCGACATAGTTTTTTTTGTAGTGCAAACAGCCAACAGGAAATCCTACACGAAAACCATGCTTATTGCCCCCTCCCATATAAACAAGTTCACACAATCCCCCGTATTCTTTTACCATATTATATACTTTGTTGCTTTTAAACCCTTTCGCTATAGGCGCGAAAAAAACGACATTGTTTGCGACTTCAAAAGCGTGATATAAAAATAGATCATAAATGCTATAGGGTGGATTGGTGATAATCCAATCAACGGGTTTTTCCCAATCAAAAAAATCACTACCTTCCATCACTTCACATTTGAACCGATCACACGAAGACGGGAACGCATTGAAGAAAGCACCTGCACCTGCACAAGGGTCAAGTACGCTGCCTTTTGGATTAAAGTGATCGACAATTAGCTGTGCTGATCTGGTTGGGGTCTGGACAACATCCTCTTTTGTAGATCGGCCCGTTTTATTAGATCTTGTCGGTTTCACTCTGCAAATCCTTTCTTCTTGGTTTTCTTTTTGGGAGTTTCTTCTTTTTTATTCGCATCTCTAACTTCAGTTTTCCATTGAAGTTTAGAAGTATAAAGCCATTCGCCTGCGTTCACAAGCTCAACTGCTTTGATGTCACCTACACGGCAAATAAAAGATGAGGGTGGTTCATTTTCTTCAATAACCTTTTTAATAAGTGTCTTCATAGGCATTGCCTCCAACAGTTAAATGTGTTAACTATATATAAGAAAAAATATATATTTTATAAACTATAATTCATAATCAAAACTTCTTCACCTATACTTTGTGATTCACCGGCTTTAGCGCCGGAGGCTTTGACAAACTCTTTTGTTTCCCACTTATATTTATCTTTAGGATACATATCATTTAGCCCATCAAAGTCATAATAAGAAAGGGAAAACTTACCTTTCATATTATGGAGGCAATCCTTCAGTTGAAAATGCTCTTCCCTTCCAAAGCCATGTAAACTATAATACTCTTCAGTATTCCAATAAGGTGGATCGCAATAAAAATAAGTCTTAGGTGAATCATACTTAGCAATGACTTCTTCAAAAGACATATTCTCACAGGTAGTAATATTCTTTAACCTGCGCACATTATCTTCATCACTCAATCTCTTATGAAAGGCATGAAACTTAGAGGTGTTCTTTTTTGAATCATCTGTAAAGGTAGACTCAACAGCCGAAGCTCCCGAAAAACAATTGGTAAGAAGAAAAACATATTGTACTGCAGCCATCTGATCTTTTCTACCGGCTTTTATTTTCTCTCCAAACTTATCGCTTATCTGACCGTTAAGCTCCACTCTGCGTTTTCTTGCAAATTCTAATGTCTCATTTAAAGCTTTGCGCTCCTTCTTAACAATAGACTTGTCTTCTAAGATTTTTCGTAAAGTTGAAATAGCAAACGTACTTGCAAACATATCGTCCTTACATTGATAAAAAAATTGACGACATTCATCAAGGGGGCTTTTCTCCGGTCCAGATTGTAATGGCACATTCTTACTATCAATAAATTTACTGAATTGTTTTGGACTAGATGCACACCTATAAAGATTAACCATGTAGGGATTCACATCGTTATAGATGTGTTGTTTTGTTGCTAAGGGTTTATCTACATCACTTTTCATATAAACCCAAAAAGCTCCACCAAACACTTCAACATAGGTTTCAATATCAGTAGGTATGAAACTATGTATCCAAGGTGCCATTCTTCGTTTTCCACCCATATAAACAATCACTATATAACCTCTTTCTTTTTTAACATAACCAATTATTTTTAGTTATCTTTATCGTCTTCATCAAATATGCTTAATATATCATCCATAGAATGTAAACTTTGCTTCTCTTCTTTTGACTTTTTTAATTCTGCCAGTCTTTCTTTTTGTTCTGCACTCAAACCTTCATCTAGGGCTGTTTGAAATTCTTCATCGGGAATAAAGCTTATAAGTTCCTCACCTTCTTCAAAATCATTAATAGCCTCCAAGGCGGCAATGTATTCTTCTAAGTCACCAATATGTTGCAAGAGCCTTTCATTTCTCTCTATGAGAGTGTTTACAATATTAATAAGTTTGCCTGCATTATCCACCTTAGATTTTCTGCTCATTTTAGTCTCCTTAATCTGCTAGACAATTCTCCAAATCAAAATTATCTAACGGCTTTTCTATCTTTAAATCTTTCAACTTGTCATTCTCTACAATAAGTTTAGTGCCGCCAGCTACATACTTTTTACCATTAGAATCTTTTTTGATACTATATAAATAAAAAGTTGTCTTCCACATTGACACCCTTACTATTCTACCAGGTCTTCCATCTATAATAACAATATCATCATTGTTATAATCATTACCGATAAAAATTATCAGACCTGCGATTGTTGACTCTATAGTGGTTTTAAAAAATAACACTGCTAATGCTGCTAAGAACAGCCACCCATATTCGCCCAACAAAACACTTATGTTACTTTGAATAACATTTTCTATTTGTTGTGCGTTTGTTTCCATTTATTTTCTCCAGCTTATATGATACTACATACTACAAATATCTTAAAGCTGAAGCTCTTATCTATATGTTTATAGGATTTGTTTTCCTATTTGTTGAGAAATATTTTCTTTCACCGTATCATAGTCATTCATCAAGTCTTTCTCTTTTATTCTAATCAATTTAAACCCCTCTTTTTTAGCCAGCCAATTTTTCAGCATATCATTTTTCTTACTCATAAGTATAACATAAGAGGGCTTGCCTTGTGTATCGTGCCAGTATTCGCCATCAACTTCTATTAACACTCCGTATTCTATAAGATGAAAATCATAGTAGCGCCATTGATGTTGAAACTTAAGTGGGACTTCTCTCTCCCACTCTATCTTTAGGTTATCCAACATATCAGCAACCATTTGTTCTAGGTTGCTCATTGGACGCTTCTTCCTATTCATCGGCGGCGATGAATCTTTATCTCTCAATTTACGCCGCAAGCGTTCTACTGATTTTTTATTCCATTTCTTTTTCATATGCGTTATATCAGCAATCGTTAAGCGATTCCAATTTTTCTATTCTCTCTTGTAACATCGCAAGTGTTACTTCTAAATTTTGTGCATGAGTTCTGTACTGCATCATTAATTTCTCAGTATCAACCACTCGTTTATGAATAGCTAATAATATTTCATGTGGCTCTGCTTCATTTGCTATAGTAACCTGTTGAGGCGTTAAGATATTACCCTCACTCATTTCCCTCAAACCTTTCTCTAAAATATGATAACATATTATTTATAATTTCATTTTCATTTTCTTTTTTATTTTTAGTACCCTGCTTTTCTTGTTCTCTTCGTTCTTCTATTTTCTCCCTACCCTCAGCTATATCTTCCACCAAGCTACTAGTTTTTTTTTCTTGTGATTCATTCGCATCTGGAGAAGTATACTGAGTAGTAACTAATTCGGCTGCATGTAATAACGAAGCATTAAGACCTGAAACATTAGCATTTAATGTCTCTATTAATTTAAGAATACGAAAACATTCGGCATTACCTAAGATAGCAGAAGTGTCGCTATGGGATAAAGCAATATGAGTGTTCTTATCTAATGCACCAATCTGATTTTTTAACATATCTATTTCGCCCAATATTCCAATAAACACATCAAGCTCCGGTGGCATTGTTTCACTATTCATCATCATTCTCATAAGTTTCAGTTTCCATAATGACCAACTTTATATCTTCTAATTGGCCAGCGCTATTTAGTTTTATATCAATATCATAATTATTAACTAGACGAGCTATATTTCCCTTACACCTATCAAAAAGAAAATATAACATTCTGTTAAAACCTTGATCAGATTCTTCCTTGTTCGCAGCATCATAAATGGAATTAACAATAACCCAATTTCTAAAAACATTGTGTTCTGTTAAATCTTGATCAGTGAGATTTGTTGGAATTTCTTCGCGAAGTTTCTTTGACATTTGCAATAGATTTTCTTTAATATAATCTATTCTATACTTCAACTTTTCTTCATCAACATCTAATAGTTCTTCCATTTCTTCACTCATAAAAACTCCTTATATAAAAAAGGGTTAGCTCCAAACACTTTTAAATTATTGTTGGATAGAAACCATTTTGGGAGATAATCCAACTCAAAAATGCTCATAGCTAACCCAAATACTTAAATACCTTCAATCTCCGGATCATCTCCTACTAGACCATCTTCCGAAAAAACATACTTCTTTAACTCTGTATCTATCTCATAAATAGAAAGTGTTTTATTTTCTCTTTCATTTTCTATATTAAAATCTAACACATCATCATTTTCATTACACCTTTGCATAATATAGGGAATATTAAGTGGAATAAAAAAATCGTGAGCATTAGGATTAACTATAACTGTCTGTATAGGCGTTTTTATTATTTGATGTACCAATGCATTTGGTCCCATAGCCACTTGAGAAGTCATATTATTTTTCATAATTTCATCAATCTTATGTAATGACATACTAACTAAAACCACTTTGGGTCCAAAACTCTTTCTCACTTGGCGAATAATATCCGACCTATTAATATAATTGCTTGCTATATATTCATCTGTAAAAGATACAATAGCCTTTTCTTCATTACTTAACGTAACAGTATAAAGCTGATTGCCATCTACATTTCCAATAAACCACATTTGAAAATCATTTTTAACCAACTTATTAAATACTATTTGAGCAGCAAGTCTGCCAGGGCTATTTTCTATCTCTTCATTAGTCCATTTGCGTAAATCTTCTTTAAAAGATTGCATTTAAATTCTCCATCTTAGACATAATAAATATCAGCCTAACTTAGTATAACTCTTGTTGTAATTTTAATAGACTCTCTTCAGTCAATAAACTATTGCGATCCCATGCTAAACTTCTACCAAAGTTGTCAGATGTTAATTTGACAGCTATGATCTTGCCAGGAATAAGTTCATCTTCACAATATTGCAATTTATTATGCCACACCCTAAAACTACTTCCATCTTCTGCTCTTACATTTGCATATGGTTTACCTTTTTTTGTTCTCAATTTTTCTACCGTACTAATTTTTGTCCAAAAATGCGGAGAGTTTTCCTCTTCTTCATCATACTCAGAGATATGACGGAACTCCAAATAATTTACAAGCTCAGTCATCATCTTTATTCTCTCTACATTTTCCGACACTCTGAACCCAACACCCTCTAACTCAAAGTCAATCAACTCTCTTTCTGTGTATTCATCTTCAGTAATCTTAAATGCATCCAGCAATGTCGGAAGATATCTTCCTGAAATCAAATCATCAAATTGTATTTCTTCATCATCAAATAACTTTACCATTACCGTCTTAAAGTTTTTCTTAGTTTGTAAAGAAAAAGTATTATATATATCCATAATATCACATAACATTTTACGTGAATGTTCTTTACCGCAAAAATGTAACCCATCAAACAATCCCAATTGAATCAAAAGCTTTAGACCATTATGAGGGATCATTTTAAACTCTAAGTTATCTCTATAAAATTCTGTAAAATCTAACCAGCCGCCTGAAGGTTTATTTGTTTGTATCTTATTTAAAACACTATCACCTAACCCTTTAATGTTTTTTAACCCAATCGTAATACTATCTTTTGTTACTGAAAAATCTTTTGAGAAAGTGTTTATATCTCCTAAACTCACTACAGGGTTGTCTAACAATCTCCTCCCCATTGTGAGTCCCAATGCTATTTCTTCATGCTGACCGGTATGATTATTTAACATCACTTCAGTAAATTCTGCTGGATGCTTTGCCTTAAAATAAGTAGTCCAATAAGCCAAGATACTATAACTAATAGCATGAGACTTGTTAAACAAATACCCTGCGTTATCAATCAGCTTCTTAGCTACCGATCTAGTTTCATCTACAGACAATACCATCTTATCAGGATGGGGAAACAAATGCTCTTCCAAATATTCATTACATTTTTTGTGATCCATACTCTCAGCAAATTTTCTCAATATATCGCCTTGGCCAAAATTTAATCCAAGTAGATTAAACATTTGAATAAACTGCTCTTGGTAAATCATAATGTTTTCGGTAGGCTTTAAAATGTCATTAAACAAAGGATGATGATCGTTGATTGCTTCCTCTTGACCATTTCTTCTACGAAGAAACGCTTCGGTTGCGCCTAGCTTAATAACACCTGGTCTATATATCGCATTCACCGCTGCAATATCTTCTACATTACGAGGTACCATTTTCTGTAAGCAACGAGTTATGTTTGCTCCACCAAACTGAAATACCCCATATGTGTCACCTTCGCATAATAAATCATATGCCCTATCATAATACTTCTGTTCTTCTTCATTCAACAATTCTCTATCAATCGACATTGTATAAAGATCTTCAATAGACATATCAATTTTCTTCATCACTTCCATAATAACCGATAAAGTAGAAAGACCCAACATATCAATCTTGAGAAATTTCATACTAGCCAGTTCATCAATTTGCCATTCTGTAACCAAATCACCTTCTTTTGATTTACGCAATGGCATCACATCATATAATGGTTGTGTTGATATAATAACGCCGCCACCTGCGATTGTTTGATTTCTTAAGTTACCAACTAATGTATCAATGGTTGTGATGAAATCTTCTGCTTCTTTTTTCTCTAACGAAGAAACAAATTCTCTTACCTCTTTGTTGCTATTCATCAAATCAGTAAAAGTTGTTAAATCTTTATTTAATGAAATATGACCGCTAATCGTTTTCGCAATCTTGTTAGAAAGCTTGAAGTCAATCCCCTTGTCTTTCGCCAAATCACGAAACAAAGTATTAACAGAATAACGGGTATAGGCACAAACAGAAGCGATATTAGCGTCACCCCATTTAGAGGCCACATAGTTTTTAACATCCGCTCTACGGTTGTCTTGAAAGTCATTGTCAATGTCAGGCTCCTTAATTCTTTCGGGGTTCATAAACCGCTCAAAGAATAAATCATACTTAATTGGATTTAGATGTGTAATACCCAACAGCCAACAAATCAATGACCCACTTGCACTACCACGACCAGGCGACATTAGTATATCATTCTCATATGCCCATTGTGTAAAATCGTTTGTAATAAGAAAATAATCCAAATAACCTTTATCAGCAATCAATTCTAATTCTATTTTTAACCTATCCACATACACCGGAATTTCATTTTCGGGAATAAGATTGCTCTTTACCTTATCGGTCATGCCCTTTTGAAGAAGCTCTAACATATATGTTTTATTATCTTTATATCCATTAGGCACCGTAAACTTAGGTTCTTTCACGGTTTCTGTATCAAGTTCTGCATGGCATCTAGATGCTATTTCTTTTGTGGACTCTATACCTTCATATAGATATTCATCCTCAATAATATCATCCATGCCTGAATCATACCACTTTTTTATCATCTCTTCTTCTGTAGCGAAATGCAACTTATCTATTCCGGCTTCATCAAATTTGCCATCAGTATTAAGTCGCCACAAAAAGTTATGTGTCTCATGCAAGTTCTCATCCACATAATGTACATCATTAGCAAGTAAAGTTTTTACATCATATTTTTTTCTAAAAACTTCAATAAGCACTTGATTATATTCTCGCTGTATATCTAAATCATGCGGATGTAGTTCAAGGAAAAACCTATCATTGCCAAAGATATCTAACATATCTTCAAACCATACACTCATATCATCTACTTTATGGTTCTGTAACATACGAGCCATAGGGGAAATAACACAAGTAGTTGTGGCAATAATTCCTTTATTGAATTGACGCAAGATGGTATTATCAATGGTTGGTTTTCCATAAAAACCACTTTGATTGGCATGATAATTAAGTCGATATATGTTATCTAAACCTTCTTGCGTTTCAGCTAACAACAACAAATGTGCCTTACGAAGTCGAGATTTGTTTTCTTCCCTTGATTCAGTAGGCGTTTTGCCTTCTTTTTCCTCATCTGTAAGGCCACGCTGTTCTCTATCAGCAGCCCAGTAAAACTCATTACCATAAATTATATGAGTATCAGTTTTCTTACCCGCTTGATTAAATGCAAAATGACTAGCGCACGATCCATGTTCTGTAACTCCAATTGCACCTTGACCTATATTAGCAGCTTTTTCACAATACGCAATGGGTTTTGATACCGCATCAAGAAGGGAACCGTACGAACTGTGAAGGTGAAGATGTTGGAAGCCCTTTATTTCTCTTTTACTCATAAATTCTCCTTAAATGTAATACTATAATATAACCATTTTTTAATCATTTGTCAAGTCTTTTTTAAACCTTTAAGTAATTTTTATTCTCTTCTGTAAACTTATCAAAATATTTTGTATTCTTTAAGCGTTGATGCGCCTTATTAAGCTCATCAATATAAGCAACATTTATTAGAAAAAAAGGAGCTTCACCTCTTGTCTTCACATTATCTATCTCAAATTCATCATCTGGGTGAAAAGTTATACATTTGATGTATCCCATTTTTCTCTTCCTCAGCTCTTTATTAAGCCAATGCTGAAAAATTTTATACTCATCAAACTGAATGTTTGATAGATGAGCAACTATCATAGAACTATATTGCTCTTCTTCATCCCACTCATCTATCATATCAAAAATAGATTTTTGTTGCTCTGTTTCAAAAACTTCATACTTAAGTTTGCCAGAAGCTCTTTCAGTAGAAACGAATGGGCATACAGGAAAACCGCCAAAAGCTTCGTTAGGTGTTGCTAACCAATCTATATATTGATTAATTTTAGCAATTATTTTTTTTCTATCTTCCAAATCGGTATCTCACAATACTTCAAAAACCTTTTACCATCATCTAATCGGTACTCATCTATATAATAAAATTCTTTAATCCCTGCTGCCACCACTAGCTTCGCGCAACCTATACAGGGAGTTTGAGTGCAGTAAATGGTACACCCTTCAGTATTAATACCATTTCGTGCAGCATAACCTATAGCGTTAGCTTCAGCATGTATTCCTAAAAAACAAGAACCACTACTATCTTTTCCACAAACCTTTTCTGGCTGCCATTCTTCGGAACAATTTAAAGCGTTAGCCGGTGGGCCGTTATATCCAAAAGATATTATTCTATCATCTTTAATTAATAAAGCCGCTTGCTGGGCTTTTACACATGATGATCTTTGTGCTACTAGTTGAGTTATCTCTACAAATAATTCATTAAAAGATATTCTATTCAAAACACTCCTGCGTTTCTTCTTTATAAACTATTTCACCTTTTCTATTATAAAGACAACCATCTTTCTCAGTATATTTTGTAATCTGCCCTATCGTCATATAGCTAGTCATTGTTTTAATGTCACTAAACTCTTCGGCCAATTTCTTTAATGTACCATGAAAATACGTACCAGGTTTTTCTACAATTTTTTTAGCTGGTTTAATAAGATCATCTAAAGACATGGCAGATTCCATATTCTTTTGTTTGCGCCTATACCTTTCATGCGTTTTTGTAGATTCATCTTTATTTTTTTCTTCTTCTAACTTATCATCATTAATACGTATTTGTTCATAGTTCCTTTTCAATCGTTCAGTTTCCAACTCTTGCCGATGGTCTTCAGTACCTATTTTTCTTAAAATAGCTTTAGTATTAGTCATAAGGTATTCCTTAAGTTATTTCGCAAGCTCCGCCAGCACAAGCCAACTCACCTGTAAGATTAGTATTATCCATCATTTCTATTACTCCACTTAAATCTACTTCTTTTAGATTATCAAACAATCCCTTAAAAGTTGTTTCATCTATATCTTCAAAAGGAGCTTGCTTATAAGAGCCACCAAAATAAGGTAATACAGAGAGTCCATTATAATATTCGCGATTGTCCCACATCCATTTCCCTACTTTATCCCACTCATCCTCTTTAACTGAAAC